AAACCATCACTAACGAAGTCCAGGTGCAAATTGGACATCAAACAAATAGCGAGCTGGGAAAACCGCTCGTGGGCACGTATCCTCAAGGCTTAGAGGTTACATGCTTGTCTGATAGCGGCAATTACGTGTATCACTTTTGCCCTGCTTTAGTGCAGGAAGAGTGGGCAATTGCCATCACTACAGATGAGCTATCTTTTATCGGAAGTAACCAAATCAATGGGACTCCATTGGATCTTCATGATCCTCTAAAAGATACCCAGGCTGCAGAACAGACTGTGGTTAGTGGGACGGGACATCAGGAGGGACTAAATTGTAAATCCAGTTTAGAAAACTCTAAAGTAAATCTTATCAATAAGAGTAATTTCTTAGGTGATGAGGTGACCAAAATCAGGTCACGGTGTCCTTGTAAGGGTAGTGCTGCTTTAATCGGAGATATTAGGATTGATTACCCTAATATCTCTGAGGTTTTACATCACTTAAAAGAAAGGTCGGTCACCACTAACACTAGGTGGACACGTAATACCTTCTTTTCCTCAGATGAGGTTCTTTTGGTTGAATACCAAGCTGTATGGAACATTGTTGTGGATCTGTATCGAGCAAGTTTGCTCTACGGTTACCAGATACCCTGTTCACAAATTCGAGTTCGAATGATATCTACATGGTTAAACCATAGTATACAGGTATCAGAGCTGCCAGCAACAAAGGTAATCCTTGGAAGAGATATTCCTGTCTCTCGTTGGACTAAGGTCATTAAATATAAATTGGCCGCTTTTGCAGCTTGGGCTAAAAAGAGTAACGTCTTGCCCAAGAACCCCTTAATCTTACCAGATAATCCTAGAATTTTGCTATCTAAGGAGCATTCAAATTGGCTGGATAAATTCCGAACACAAACTGATTTAGAAATGCGTAACTGGTTCATGTCTTATGTAGATACTCTGTGTCGTGGAGTAAAGAAAGGTGCTAATCGTTCCACCGATGATGATTGCAATGCCAATTGTATCGAAACTTTTACACTCTTCACGACCCCAAAGGAAAAGCCAACTTATTTGGAGTTGACTGTGGAGCAAATGGAAAACGAAGTCAAACGTTCTGTTCAGGAGATAATAGGTGAGAGCTTATTTGAACCTAAATGGAATTTATGCCCAAGTTTTTCATCTTGTACAGAGAATAGCCTATTACATTCAGGACATGTTAAGGTCGTTAAGAAGTACATAGGTCAGTACCCCCGGGACGCACAGATTGCTTTAAAGAGAGGGATTTTGAAGAATCCTATCCCCGAAAACCATTATAATCCTTATGATGATCCTAACCCGTTGTGTAATCAACCAATTGATACACTTGATGAGGGTGATAGGGCAATAAGGAAATATGGTGAGATGTTAGAGACTAAATACATTGAAATGTCTTATAATCCTAATAATCTTGGAACTGACTTGGAGATCGAAGATTTGCTTGAACAATGTCTCAGTACCCCTTCTATCATAAGACCTATTGGTCTTAAGGAGGCCCTCAAAGTAAGAGGAATCACTACACCTTGTGCTTTAGAAACTTGGCTCATGAAGCCACTTCAAAAGTTTCTCGCAAAGTGTTTACTTAAACATGCCGTGTTTGCTGTCACTGGCACACCTTTAAAGCCCGAACATATTGAATGTGTTATTAAGAGACTTTTTAAAGATGAAGTTTTAGTATCAGGTGACTATGATAACGCTACTAATATGATGATCTCTTCCTATACAAGAGTGTGTGTGCAAGAAATTTGTAACCACTTAGGATTGAGTGAATTATATACAAAGGTAGCAGTTAGGTCATTGTGTGATTGTATTGTTGAGTATGCCGTACCGGCAGGACCCAAATTGTCTGCTTCGCAAAGAGAAGCACAGCCTATGGGAAAGATTTTGTCTTTTTCAATCTTATGTATCATTAACTTTGCTGTCTGTCGCAAAGCTCTCGAAATTGACCGAGAATGTGTGATACCCATTGCCAGCTTTCCTGGCTTAATTAACGGTGATGATTGCTGTTTTCCAATCAGTAATTTCAATCACTGGGTCGGCTGTAGTGCTATGGTCGGACTTTTTAACTCTATAGGAAAGACTTTCTGCTCAAGGGAATTCGTTGAGATGAACTCACGTAGTTTTCTGCTTCATGACTATGAACAGGTTGATGGAGATTTCTTTAAATTAAAATTTAGGGAGGTCCCATTTATCAACTTTGGTTTGATGAAAGGTCTTGTAAGATCCGAGGGAGGTGATGACGTAAAGAAGGATGAGAGAACCACTATTGTGGAGGCCTGCTCACGTATGGGCTGGTGTTCTAAGGAACTAATGCGGGGATTCGAGTTTATACATAAAGAACTCGATTTCTTATTTCGCTATTACCATAATAAGTATCTCTTATCATCACATCTTAATGGTATACCCTACTATATCCCAACTTGGTTGGGTGGACTTGGCTTGTCTGTGGGTAACAGACCAGATGAGCTTATTAGTGACTTGCAGTTAAAGGCTGCTCGATCGATATTTCAAGATTTCGAAAAGTTAAAACCTAAGAGTATGTCTCAAATGAAGACATGCTTATTAGATGAACTAGTCACTAAGGTCCAGAATAGCCAGTTTGATCGTTTTGGCTTTAGTAAGGAGGAACGTAAAGTAAACTTTCAGAATCTTGAGTCTGAAGGTTGTTCCGAGATTGATTTGATCAAAGAGAATCAAAGTGTATACACAGACACTATTGAATTTCTCTGGCGAAGTCTTGCTATGCCCAATTTCTTCTGTGAGATGGATGAAAATTTTGTGAGGATCTCTGATAAGGCTGCCAGTAGGCGTCTTTATCATAACCAGAAAATCTGGCAACAGAGTTGTGGAAGGGCCGTTAATTCGGAAAGTCAACCCTTACCCTGGTTCAAACTTTGGCATCAATCGTACCATGATGTAAAACCAATAATTAGCGTGGATGCTGGACGTGCAAATAGAGAGCACATTATGACTCTCTTGGGATGCGTCTAGCATTGTTGGGAAATCTGACATTTGTAAATTTGTGTAAATACCCTTGAAAAAGTAATGGTTGGGCAGATTAAAACCTGTCCAGTTACTCGGGATTAAGAGGTCTATCGGTAAAGTTGTAACAACTATCCTCAATGTCAG